CATGGAGATATTTACAATGTGTTGTTTCTGCTTTCCATTGACGAAAAACACAACTGAACCCATCAAATAATTTTGTTGATTGAAATTTAGCCATTATACCATTCTTTTAATTGTTGTAAAGTTTTTCCTCCTCCTGATGTTCTTTTAATCTCATTACCCTGTAAATCGGTTAGGATTAAAGAAGGAATATTTCTAATGTTATATTGCTGGACTATTGAGGGTTCATAATCACAATTAACTTTTTTAACATTAATTCCTTCTGAAATTAGATCATCTATTTTAGGACCTAATTGCTTGCATCCAGCACACCAAGGTGCTGTAAAATATATAATTCCTTTATTCATAATTAATTTTTTAAATTTAGACTAATTCTTCTATTATTCCTACTATTTCACTAACGATAAGTATCCCACAAGCCAAAGCCAAGTTAAAAGGTAAAAAACCATAACCTATTATTCTTATTCCTGATTTTATAAAACTTGTTATTTGGTGTAATTTAGCGTCGGGGTGTTTTTCTGTTTCTACCATGTTAAAATTAAAATTTAAATCCTTAAAGGCTTCGTTAAGTCCATCACTCATGTTTAGTTTATTTTTTTAATTATTAATCTCTACCTAACTCGGCTATTTGGTTTATTTCATCATGTTGGGTTAAAACTTTTACTACGTGAGATTTTGCCACTTCATAATCTACAACCCCTGTTTCATCTTCGTATTGTACTGGGTCTTTTCTTCCTAATTTGATAAATGCTTCAATTCTTTCTACTGATGAAGCTGATTTGTAATCAGAATTTCCACTTGGATAAGGCTTGTAAGAAGTATTTGTACGAGAGTAAACATCATCAAAATCAACATTTAACCCATCACATAATTTTTCCCCATCTAAAAGAATATCATATTTATCCCCATTTAAATAAGGTGTATAATAACCTACTCTTTCGGCTTCCCAATTTCCTAGTCTAAAAGCATTATCATCAGCATCTCTAAATTCTTGCCTACAATCTGGATAAACTGCATGATCACCTGCATGAATCCCTAAAGCAATTGATGTTTTTTCTTTTGTTACATTAGCAACTGATAAAGCTATTGCTTGAGTGATTGAAGCAAATATCTTATTTCTATTAGGTACAACTGTTGCTTTCATATTATCTTCAGCATAATGTCCTTCAGGTACTTCTTCACCTCCCGTTACTAAATTTGAATCTAATAAATCAACTAATCCATCTAATTTAATTACTCTGTATTTTAATTTACTTGCTATACCTAAATCACTTTGAGATAAATGATCAATTAAAGATTTTGCTTTTTCTAATTCAACTCTATGTTTTTGACCATAATCAAAAGAAATAGCAGTTACTGTTTTAAAGTTTTTAATACATTTTAATAATAATGTACTTGAATCCATTCCACCTGATAGTGATACTACAGCATGTTTAGGTTTTTGGAAATCTGGATGGTCAAATTCTAATTGTGTCATAATTTTAATTTTTATTTAATGAATGATTTAAATTTATTTATGTTGTATAAGGCTATATCCCAATTTTTAGCATTTCCTTCAAATTTATCTACTTTAGTTGATATCTTTTCTTTTAGTCCTCCATCTTCATATTTTATTCCTGCCAAGCCATGTATAACAGGATTTGAAGTGTCTATTGACTCTATAAAAGGAAATAATTCTTTAGAGTACCAACTAAACTCTTGGGGGACATTACATCCTAGTAAGTGGACTTTATCAGTTGCATTAATAACTCCTTTATTATATAAAAATCTTATAGTATTATATCTCCCATGAGCTTTAGTTAAGAAAACATTATTTTTATCTGGGGATGATACTAATCCTTCTTGATAATACCAATCAGCTCCATAACTAAATGCAATTTTCTTATATCCTTGCATTTTTAAAATAATATAACACTCCCAAGCTTCAATCTTATCATTAGCTTGAACTACTGCTACTGGGGTTGTATTTTCAGGATATGATTTTCTTATCCAAGATTTAGCTGAAACTAGTGTTTTTGTTTTTTCTTGCCAATAGTCAGGAACTATAAATTCATTAGGTTTAAAATAATCTAACCAATAACTTAAACGATCTAAATCATAGGGTTGTCCTAATTCATGTAAAGAATTATCCATAACAATATAACGTCCTAGTTTTTTAGACTCTTCAAAGTATTGTTTATAGTCCTCACTTTCATCTAAAAGATGAGGAAGGAGATAACAGTAATCTGTTAACTCTCTTACTTCTCCCATATAAGGAATGGGGGCTTCATGTGCTACTATCATTAACTTATTTTTTTTATATTACGATAAATATAATGCCTTTTAATAGTATATCCAAGTTTGAAATTTAAATTTTATTAGTTTTTGGTGGTCTATCTACTTCGATAGAAGCCATGGTAGTGATACTGGTGTTGTATGCAATTAAAAAAGACATACAACACGTTATATAGTTAATGCTCGGTTCAGTTCTGCTATAAAAGTTCTGTAACAACTCGCTTTTGTTTCTAATCTCGCTTCTTTCTCAATATTTAAAGGGCAGTCTTTTAATTCCGTTAATACTGTTTTTAATCTACGCTCGTAATCTTCCTTTAATTCTTTCATAATATTTTGTTTTTAAATTTTTTCGCACTAACCATATAACCATACGTTAGCAAACATAAACCCAACCATCCTCATCAACAGTTACTCTACATTTGCAGTTTATCCCACGAACACCTTCATCTAATTTAATTTTATGTGATTTATTTCCGTTGTGGAATATAATTTCAACATAATAAGCAGACCATAACCCATCATATTCATTTGGTATAATCATCGGTTCTTTTTCTAAACTTTTTGCCATATTAAATTACGTTTGCTAACAATAAATAAAATTAATGGTGCGTGTCAGCTGTTCCGCATCTATTAATCTGTAGTGGTCGCACTACTAAATTTTATTAAGAACGTTGTAAAACATAGCCTCACTTGGTTAATTGCTCTTTCAACCATTTTACGCCATCTTCAAAACCCTCGTTGTATTCAGTAGTACAAGTTCCATAGTAAGGTAGTGTGTCTATATGAGCTTTCACTTCTTCATCGTTTGGCAACGATTTTACAACATCGGCTATAATTAATGCCTTAGTTTTGTGGAAGAGATAATTAAATTCTATTTTCATAACCTTTATTTTTAAATTTTTAAATTTTTGCGCTGCCTAACCCTGCAACCTTACCCCGTAAATATACGATGAATTCCTCAGGAAGCCACATTTTTATCAATAAGTCTTTTGGAGATCGTCATCATCTCCCCTATTTTTAAGAATATTTAATTGGACATTCAAGGCATCTAAACCCTTTGGTCCTCTTTTCTTTACTTTGGGGGTTTTCGATATTTTTTCTTCTAAAATTTCAATCTCTTTAGATGTTGTTTTAGGTGGAATAATTTGCTCTTCTTCATTAAAAATTGAAGAGTTATCTTTAATGGTTGGGTTTGGTTGGGGTGGATCTTTTACAGTTTCCCCATATAAATTTACTTTATACTTTTCTTTTAATTTTTCAAAAGCATAATTAGCTGCTATGACTAAAGCAATGGCTAAAGGATCAAATACAAATACAATAGTTAAAAGTAAATAATTAATAATTTTATCCATTGCTACCCCTGTTAGTCCTGATAAGTATTTTAAAGGTCCTAACTCAGCTGCTACATCATCATTAGTCTTTATGTCAATTATTTCAGTTTCATAATCAAATATTTTTTGGTTTAATTCATCTACTCTGGAGTTTATATTATCTTGACGTAGTAGGGATTGTTCTAACTGTTTTTCAAGTGATCTCCTTGTAGAGCGAGAGGTAGTAGTTATTATTTGCCCTGTCTCTTTATCCTTATATTGTATAACATTATTTGCTAAACCTTTTCTTAAATCTGCTAATGCTTGGTTTATATTTTCTTTTTCACTATTGTATGTAATAAGTTGGTTATTTATATTATCCCTCTTAGTTTCAATTAATAAAATCTGTGATTCTACTTTTCCGGCTTTATTAGCAGTTTCCTGGTATGCCGATGAGAGGAAGCCATAGATCCCCATTGAAGTAATAAAAATTAAAATTACACAGGCTATTGATAAGTAATATTTTAATAGTTTGGGGAGTGTTTTTCGATATTGATATAATAAAGAAGCTATAACTAATTTAGATATTTCTAAACTACTAGCCATTATTATTACTTCAAACGAAGCCCCAGCAAATAATTTACTTAACCCACTTACAGAATAAAAAGCAGCAGAAGCACTAACGGATAAGGCTGATAATGTGATGATGAATGGAAAGATTCTATCTTTAATTTTTTGAAACATTTAATGGAATTTTAAAAACTTTATTTTTTTCTTTTTCCTTTATGACCGTCAATTTTATCTAAAATGGTATTTAATAAACCATTATTTACAAATCCAGCCATAGAGGCATTTTTTAAAGCACTTATTAACTCAAATACTAGGAAAGGAGTTAATACTGTTTCAGATAGCCAACTAGTCCCCGCAAATCCTTTTTCTATAGAAAGTATGACACCTAAAATCATCCACCAAACTGTTAGAGTTCTAAGTATACTTAGGGCCTTAAAGGTTTGAAACCCTTCTCTTTTAATTCCTGCGATTACCCCAAATATTCCATCTAATAATACAACAAAACCAACAGCCAAAAACTGTTCAATATTGTTTAAGGTTAATTCTGTAAAGTAAGTAAGTAAAAATCCACAAATGGATGAACAAGATGCTATTAGTAGTTTCATAGGGGTTGTCATAATATTTATTAAAATTTAATTAAACATCAAATTGGTATATTTTGGGTTTAGTTTCATCAGACATTATATCTAAATGAACCCAGGTTATTGGTTTCCCTCCTAAATTTCTTTCTAATCTAATTTTACACGGGAATTTATCAGAGTTGTCTACAATCCATTTTCTAACTTCAATAGAAGTCATCCCAGAAACATCAAAATCAACAGCTTTACCAAAAAGATGTGCAGATAAATACAACTTATCTTTAGATAAAACTAATGGGCTCATATTATGTCTGAGTCCTCTTTGGGTAAATCTCCCACCATAGTTCCAATTATTAATGGAGATTGGAGAATTTAATTCTTCACGTATTATTAATAAACAATCTAAAAGTTTTTCATCAATAAATTTCCATGCCTCTTCCCCATACTTGTTATAAACTAAGGGATCAACAAATTCTTGAATAATGAAATAATCT